GCAGGATTTGGCTACATATGTGGAAAATACTCCTAGCTTTGAAAACAAAATTCGAGAAGTGGCAGGTACAGCAGAACTGGTTGTAGAAGACGGATCAGCAGTGGTTGCAAAAGTTAATGTGTATGATGACAGTACATATTTGCCACTAGCAGGAAACAACCCAGGCGATCAGGCATTTGCAACGGACACAAACATACTTTATATTTGGGATGGAAGTGCTTGGCAACAAGCTGGCACAACTAATAGTGATGATTTAACTGAAGGCTCAACTAATATATTTTACACAGATGCACGTGTAAGTAGTTACCTAACATCAAATGATTATGATACTGCTACAAATATCGTAGCAAGCATTGTTGATACTGCCCCTACAACCTTAGACACATTAAATGAATTGGCGGCAGCATTAGGAGATGATCCAAACTTCGCAACTACAACTGCTAATAATATTGCACTTAAATTAGCAATTACAGATTTTACAAACACAGCAGATACATGGTTAGGTACAAAATCAACTACAGACGTTGCTGAAGGTACAAATTTATATTATACAAATACTAGATTTGATACAAGATTAGCAACTAAAACTACAACTGATATTGCTGAAGGCACAAATCAATATTTTACGACTGCTCGTGTTCAAGGCACTACGATTGATGCTGGTAGTTTACGTGGTACTGTTAATAACGCAACAGTACAATACGGAACTGCATACAGTGGAACACCAGTACAAGGTAGTTTCTTCTTTGACAGTTTAAATCAGAAATTAAAAGTTTACACAGGTAGTGCTTTTGTTGACGCAGTGCCAGCAGGAACAGGCGGAGGAGAAGGTGGTGGCGAAACAGCCGCTAATGCAACTTTCCGCAAGTACACATACAGTATTACATCAAGCACAAACGCTGTTAGCGGTGCAGATGATAACGCTGAAACACTCAGTTATGTTACAGATGGTACACAGAACGTTGAAGTATATGTTAACGGTGTCAAGCAAGTTGAAGGCGGTAGTAACGACTATGTTGCCTCTACCGGCACCAGTGTTACATTTGTTGACAATCTGGCTAGTGGAGATGTGGTAGACATTCAAGTTTATGAATTATTAACCAACGATGCGTACTACCTAAAAACTGAAACATATACACAGACTGAAACTAACAGTCAGATTTCAACTGCGATTGCAGGTCTTGTTGATAGTGCACCAACTACATTAGATACATTAAATGAATTAGCCGCAGCCTTGGGAGATGACCCTAATTTCGCTACAACAGTTACTAATTCGATTGCAGACAAGTTACCACTAAGTGGTGGTACACTAACTGGTAATTTAGATGTTACATCTAGTAGAAGTACTGTCTATAGTGCTACTCAAGACCAGAGAAGTTTGGCTCATATTATAGCAAGAAATGGATCTGATGCGTCTGGCAGATTTGCGTCTATTAGTTTAGTCAGCGGCGGCGGCACACAAGCAGAGGGTTCTATAAACCTAGTTCAAACAGGAAACTATGTAGGTGATTTGGCATTCAAATTACGAGCAGGCGGGGGATCGACTGATTGGCGTGAGCGTATGCGAATAAACAGCAGTGGTTTTGTTGGTATTAATAGTGATAGTCCAGCAGCCCAATTAGAAATTGAGACACTTGGTGGTAGTTGGAGTCATGGATTAAGTTTAAAACGAAGTGATAATGGTAATGCTATTAATTTTGTAATTGATGGTACAAATAACCATAGACTGAATATCGGATCACCTGGCGGTGTTGCAAGAATCCGTATGGATGAAGGTAACAATGCATATTTTGAACTAGTTTCTCCAAGTGCAGTGTTGTTGCCTAAAGGAGACGAAAGCAATAGACCAGGTAATACTGGCGCCAGTGCAACCAGCGGGCAATTTAGATATAGTACAAGTATTAACAAACTGGAATATCGTGACAATTTACAGTGGCAAACCGTAGCTATACAGGAACCATATGGCGATTACAATGCAAATGGATTACAATTATTCTTTGATGCCAATAGATCAGGGTCGTGGGTAAGTGGAAGTAATCCTTATGATTTAATTAGTGGATCTCAAGCAAGTCTTACAAACGTAAGTAATACTATTACTACTAATAGCCCAAGTGGCGCAAACGCAATGTATTTTAATGATACTGGCACCTGCCAGTGGCCTGGTGGAGTTTTATCTTATCCTAGAACATATGAAATATGGATTTGTTCTCAAGACTGGACAGGTACAAACTGGCAATCATTTACTGACGACAACAGTACAGAAAGTATTCTTTTTGGTGCACCAAGTAATACTCCTTATGTTTATACAAGTACACAAACTACATCAGCAGTAACATTACAGAACAATGTTTGGTATCAGATTGCATATACTTGTAATGGACTAAGCGGCGGAAGTGGTACAATTTATGTTAATGGTTCTCAAAATGCAACATATAGTGGATTGACTCGCAGTGGTCCAAGTACTGGTAGTACATTGTATATGGGCGGGGATTCCGGTCAAGGTGAATCTGTAAAAGGTTGGATTGCCATCCTTAGAACATATAACCGTATATTAAGTTCTAGTGAAATAGTACAAAACTGGAATAACGATAAAACTAAGTTTGGATATTAATTATGAATTATCAAGATATATTAACAGCAAAATTTTCTCATTTAACGTGGACTATTACTGATCCAAACGATTATGATTCTATTGTTTGGGAAGACCGTAGTGTAGATAAAGAGCATTTAGATTTATTAATTTCTGATAATAATACAGCACAGCAAAGTATTGTTTCTGATACTCGTAAAGATAGTTACCCTGATATTGGTGATCAGTTAGACATGTTATGGCATGCTATAAATGCAGATGATACCTTAAAAACACAGTTTGCTGATTTTTATAATGCTGTTAAAGCAGTTAAAGATGCAAATCCTAAATCGGAGACTACAGAATGAGTACTAGAGCAAAAGAGATAAGAGAATTAGGAAACACAGGGTTTCTAGAATTAGACGCTAATGGTAATTTAGGTATAGGCACTGATGCTCCGCAAGTAAAACTTCATATTAAAGATGGTACAGTTTCTACAACATATCTTAGTGATGATGTTTTAACTGTAGAATCTGATGGTACTACTAATATAAATTTAGTTACACCTGTAGATAGTGCTTCTTATTTAATTTTTAGCGATACGACACGATCTAGAGGATCTGTAGGATACATACATTCTTCTGATACTATGGATTTTAGAACGGCTGGTGGTAGTAGAATGACATTAAATGGCACTGGTACTTTAGATGTAACGAGTTCTACTAGTGCTATTGCACTTAAACTACATTCCAGTTCAACAACCGGAACAGGTATGTATTTAGATAATACTTCACGTTCAGGTGGATATACTTGGGGATTATTATCAGGTAATGTAGCTAATGGTTATTTTAGTATAAAAGACGAAACAAATGCACAGACAAGATTAACTATTGATACATCAGGAAATGTTTCTTTCTTAGGTCCAATGATTAACTTACCAACAGACACAACTGCTCCATCTGGCGGCGTAGCAGGCTCATTGTATTATAATACAAATGACAATGTTGCATACTTTTATACTGGCACAGAGTGGAGATCTAGTTCATATGGTAGTTTTATTGCCAGTGGTGGTACAAAAACTACGTCAGGACAATATACATATCATACTTTTAATTCTTCTGGAACGTTTACGGTTGAATCTGGTACTGCAGAAATAGAATATTTAATACAAGCTGGTGGGGCTGGAGGATCTTCTGACCGTGCAGGTGGCGGCGGCGCAGGCGGCGCTATTGCTAGAACAACAACTGTGTCTAAAGGTACATTTCCTGTTATTGTTGGTGCTGGAGGAGCTGGCGGACCAACTGATGAGTCATACGGCACTGCTGGTGGTGATTCTTCGTTTGTTGGTGATACTGCAATTGGTGGCGGTACTGGTGGCTTTCAACAAAGTTCAACATCTCTTCCTGGAATTTCTGGAGGCTGTGGCGGTGGCGGCTGTGGCGGTGACGGCGGCGGCGCATCAGGCGGTTCTGGTACTTCCGGACAGGGCACTGCTGGAGGCGCAGGGGAAACTGGTGCTTCAGGTGGCGGCGGTGGTACAGGGACATCTGGTGTTAATGCAACTACAACCCAGGCAGGCGCAGGTGGATCTGGGTATACCTGGTTAGATGGCGTTCAAAGAGGCGGCGGTGGAGGCGGCGGCACTGATCCACGAAAAACTGTAGGTAGAAATGTAGGTGCAGGTGGTGCAGGTGGCGGTGGCCGTGGCGGGGCATATTCTTCAGTAAACGGTGGCCCGCAAAATTCAGATTTACCAGCACTTGCTGGCACAACTAACACTGGATCTGGTGGTGGTGGCGGAGGTCTTGATCCCAACAATGCTGGAATGATGGGCGCATCTGGCGGATCTGGTGTAGTAATTATTAGATATTTGACTGGGAGTTAACAAATGGCACACTTTGCAAAAATAGAAAACGGAATCGTAACACAAGTAATTGTAGCTGAGCCAGATTTCTTTGACAGTTTTATAGATTCTTCACCAGGTGAATGGATTCAAACTTCGTACAACACACGAGGCGGAATCCATTACCAACAAACTGAAAATGGAATCATTGAATCCGAAGATCAGAGTAAATCTTTAAGAAAAAACTTTGCGTGTAAAGGTTATACATATGATAAGGAATTAGACGTATTCATACCACCTAAACCGTTCCACAGTTGGAATTTAAATACTAGTACTTGTTTTTGGGAACCACCAACCCCTAAACCTAGTGACGAAAATGATTACACTTGGAACGAAGAAACACAGTCCTGGGATCAAGTAACCTGAATCGATAAATAAGTGTAATAACGATAGGATTATTACACAATGGCAGTTAACTTTCCCAGTAACCCAACCGACGGCGATATTCATAATGAAAAAGGTCGCCGTTGGTTCTATGACAGCACCAGTGGTGCCTGGAAAAGTCTTGTCAATAGTACAACTATTGACACAGACACATTAATTGAAGGCACTAATTTATTCTACACTGACACACGTGTAAACACTTATCTCACAACAAATAATTATGCTACGGAATCGTATGTAGACAGCGCAGTACAAGGCGTTGACAATACTGATGAAATTACTGAGGGTACAAACAACCTTTATTATACTGATGCCCGTGTACAAACTAAATTGGGCAATGTAAGTGGTGATATTATACCAGATACAGACGTTGCATATGACTTGGGTAGTGCATCAAATAAATTTCGTGATCTATATCTAAGTGGCAACAGTATACAACTAGGCACTAGACAAATTACACAGGATAACATTCCTGATGTTAATTTAAGCATTGCACCAGAAACACTTGAAATACAAGTAGATGCACCTGCATCTGGACAAGATACAGCCTGGTTGTGGACATGGGAACAAAGTACCCTTCCTTATGCACGTAGAACTATTACAAATTCTCCAGAAGTAAGTGTTCCTTTATACAAACAAGGTACATATACAGTAAACAACTACGCTGCGTACACAACTCATGGTAATATGACTCAGACACATAGTTTGTATTTGAAATGGTTAGACGGTTCAGGAACAGATAACCTTGTAAGTTGGGCTACTGATAATCCCAATAATCCAATAAGTGATACACACCCAGATATTAACGGAGGTAATGCTACTGATGTACAACGTATAAGTGTAAACGTACCAGCAACCGTAACACCACCTACTTTAACTAATCCTAGTGTAAGTTATACTGTTACAAACAATGCAAATGGCGCATATACTTTTAGCGGACCTGCAAGCGGAGACAACCCTAACCTAGGACCTGTATACAGAGGCGGTACATATACATTTAATGTTAGTGCAACTGGACATCCGTTTTATTTGACAACAGACAATGGAACTAATTTTAGTGCAGGTACATACTTTGGAGAGTACACAACTGGTGTTACAGGTTCAAGGTCAGATAGTGGTACTGTAACTTTTGTAGTACCAGCCGGTGCACCAGATACATTATATTACCAATGCGGCAACCATAGCAGTATGCGTGGAGCCATTACTATTAAAGACTTAGCAGTCGAAACAAACAATAACGGAAACTATGTAGTATACTTCCAGCACACACAAGAAGGACATAAGACTCCAGTAGAGATACGTCCTATCCCATCATTAGTTAATCAGATGTGTCTTGTATATGATGCAGGAACAAACAAGTTTGTACCACAAGACTTAGCAACTTATGTTGAAAACACACCTTCGTTCGAAAACAAAATTCGTGAAGTAGCAGGTACAGCAGAACTGGTTGTTGAAGATGGTAGCACTGTAGTTGCCAAGGTTAACGTATATGACGACAGTACATATCTACCACTAACAGGAAACAATGCTGGTGACCAAGCATTTGCTACAGACAATAATATCCTTTACATTTGGGACGGCACTGCTTGGCAACAAGCAGGTGCAAGCAACAGTGATGATTTAACAGAAGGTACAACAAATTTATTTTTAACAAATGAACGTGTAGATGACCGTGTTTCAAGTTTAGTAGTAGGTGGTAACAACATTACAGCAACATATGATGATGCCGCCGGAACATTAACATTAGATGGACAACCAGGTTATACTGATGCTGATGTAGACAATCTAATTGTAGGTGGAAATAACATTACAGCAACTTATGATGCAGTAGCAGGAACATTAACATTAGATGGACAACCAGGATATACTGACAGCGATGTAGGCACATATCTATCCAATAACGGATACGATACTTCTACAAATATTATTGCAACTATTACAGATAGCGCACCTGCTACACTTGATACTCTTAATGAGTTAGCCGCGGCATTGGGAGATGATCCTAATTTTGCCACCACAACTGCAAATAATATTGCAACAAAAGTAAGCAAAACTGGCGATACTATGACTGGAGATTTAGTTACTACTAGAGTACGCACATCACAACCGTTTTTTGTAAACAGTCAAACAGTAACAGAAGATTATACAATTGCAGTGGGAGACAGTGCAATGGCTGCGGGTCCAGTAACAATTGATAGTGGCGCAACTGTAACGATAAGTAGTGGAAGCAGGTGGGTAATAGTATAATGGCAAATTTAAGAATAAAAGGCGATACAAGCGGATATGTAGATCTAATAGCACCTGCAGTTGCAGGTGCGCAAACTATCAACCTGGACAGAGTTGTTGAAACTGATTCATCAGGAAAATTAATTATAAGTGGAAGAGTTGGCATATTAAATAATGCACCTGACATTCCAGGAACAAGCCATGACACTGTGGTAGTAGGTGATATAACATCTAATGCAACGGGTATTATATTGCAGGGTGCTGATAGTTCAGCAAACATGACTTATGGGTTTTATGATGGCAACGGAACAAGTGTTTCAGCAAGAATGTTATACAATACTGTAAGTCATACTATAGATTTTTATATAAAAGATCCTAGTACTACTAGCGAAAATATAATTTTAACAATAAAAGAAACTGGATTTGTTGGTATTGGAGCAACGAGTCCAACAAGAGATTTAGAAATAAGGAATAATAATCCAGGACAAAATACTGGTATTAAAATACATAATAATAGTTCATCACATGCAGCTATTATTGAATTAGAGGCTGGCCGAGGTACTGATGACCAAGACGTTAGTCAGATATTAACAGCTAACAATGGTAATAATATCACAAATATTAAGTCGCACAGACAAGGACCAGATGGTGGAGATTTACGATTTTTAACCAGTCCTTCTGGAAGTGGTGATTCACTCACAGAACGTATGCGTATTAGTGCAACTGGGCATATTAGTATGCCAGATCAACCTGGGTTTTATGCCTATGGTATGCCAACCATATCAAACGGATATGTTATTAATTTTCAAAATGTTAATTATAATGAAGGAAATTATTATAATAATAGTACAGGAACGTTTACAACTCCAATAGCTGGATATTATTTTATAAGCATAGGTATTTTATTTTCAACTGACGGACAAATGTATGTAAGTGACGGGTCTGGTGATTTTATTGGTGCAAATGCACGTGGCGGTGGCGGTACCGGTGCCAGTGACGGTACTAGTGCAACAGCTTCGGGAATTTTTTATATCCCAGCAAATAGGGCTATTAAAATACAATCCCCGACTGGTTCAGTTGCGCCCAGTACGCCAAGAAACTTTTTTACAATGAGATTGGTAGGATAAAACATGAGTACGTTAGCAGTAGAAAACATAAAACACGAAGATTCAGTTAATAATGCCATTGTATTAGATGTTAACGGAAATTTATCTATTGAAGGTATTGCAACTGTTAATAGAATAATTAATGCAACAGACAGTGCTGACCCATGGCTAAAAGGTGTAAACAGCAGTAATGCTGAAACTTCTTTTATTAAGCAAGATGGTACCGCATTTTTAAACGTAGGGTTAGGTATAGGAACAAAAACCCCAACAACTGGGTTAGAACTCAGCGGCCCAGGAAACACTACTAGAATTAAATTAATAAATGGTAGTGATCAAGTTAATTTTGGATTATGGGATGGGTCTAATTATAGACTGGAAGGAGACGGAAACAGGCCGTTATTTATTACAAGTTATAGTTCTGATAATGCTCCTATTAGATTTGGAATAAATGGAGGAACAAACGTTATAGTTTCGAATACTGGATCATTAGTTGTAGGTAATACTAGTTCAAATGAATCAGGAAGTATTAATCCGACAGATGCAGTTAAAATACAAAGTTATGGTCCAGTATCAATTCGTTCACCATCAGCTAATCATCAATTACGATTAGAATCAAGATCAGATTATGCACAAAATACTGAAGATAGTACAATATGGGTATCAGATAGTAATACTGGCGCTTTTACTGGTGCTGGTGCACATTTAGTATTTGAAGGCAGGCGAGCTGATCGTAATATGTACTTTAAAGTAGGTAACAGATCAACACCTAATCATATATTTGACTATTTTGGAAATGTTGGAATTAATACAACTAATGCAGTTAGTGGAACTGATGATATTAGTCTACATGTACATGGAAAAGAGAATCAAAGTGCTACTGTTAGAGTTACTGCGGATATAGCATCAAATAACCAGTACGGTAGTGGTATAGATTTAGTAGCACCAAAATTAAATAGTAGTCCATTTATTAGATTTTATGATACTGCTTCTAATGACATCAATGGTACAATTGTAGACGATTGTAATTGGGCAATAGGTGCTGATGATAGTGGCGTTAGTAGTTTTAAAATTGTTTATGGTGGAGCAAGTGGAACTAATCGTATTACTGACATACAGGGTGTTTCTGCAGCTTTAACTATTGACAATAATGAAATGACTACTTTAAATTTAAAAATGAGTGAAATCAGCGATCTATTTGGTGCTGCTAGTGTTGGTAGTAGTACTACTAATACTCATACTAGTCAGACTCCTGCTAAAGGAGGCTATATGGTGCATGCTTTTATAAGATACAAAGGCACCGCACCAGGTGGCGACCCTGACAGAGTAGTTATTGAAGCTAGAAAAAATGGAACTGCATTTGCAAGTGCAAATATATTGGAAAATGATAGCAATTTATCAGGTGCTAGTGGTAGCAGTACAGGATTAGATGACTTTGGTAGTTTTACTGCTGCTGTAGAATTAAATGGTAGTGATACCCTTTCTGTGGTATCATATACAACTGATCCTGGAGACCCAGGTGGCGCAGATTATGATTACAGAATATTAATATATAGGATAGGAGGATAAAATGCAAGACTATCAAATTAAATTTGAAGCAATAAGGCGCCTAGGTGTTGTAGGATACTCAATTGACGGTAAAACAAACGAAGTAACTTATAATAGTCCTGAGGATGCACCTAGTGATGCTGAACTACAATCTAAAATAGAAGAAATTAAAAGTGCATTGCCTATATCAAAATTGAGAAATTCAAGAAATAGAAGATTACAAGAAACTGATTGGACTCAATTAGGGGATATTCCAGCAGATACAAAATCTGCCTGGCAAGCATATAGACAGGCATTGAGAGATATCACAAATACTTACAGTAGTTTAGATGATGTCGTATGGCCTACAAAACCGGAGTAACACATGTCATTAGTTTTAGATGGAGATACAGGGATTGTTGGAGTATTACTTACTGATGGTAATGGTAATGTAATTTTTGATACAAATACTCTTTATGTTGATGCACCAAACAATAAAGTTGGTATAGGTACAATTAACCCAAACAGAAAACTTGAAATTATCAGTGAAATTGATGGATCACCATTAAGAATACAAGGAAACAGCTCTGTTACACAAATGGAATTTGCAGTATCCGGTGGCACTGTAGAAGCTGGTATCGCATCTAGTGCCAACGAACTTGCATTCCGTGTTGGCTCCTCAAGTTCATCTTCTGAAAAAATGAGAATTACTTCTACTGGTAATGTCGGTATTGGTGAAACAAATCCTGAATATTCTTTAGATATGGGTATTGGTGAAACGATTCGACTCAGACACACTTCAAATAGCAGTGCAATTAGAGTAGGCGCAAGTGATTATGATGTCAATCTAATTAGATTTGATGGATCCTCTGGCCAGACTGATAATGCATATTATGGTGGTGCATTAAGGTATATGGGATCAAGAGCCAGTGATGCTAATTCACTGTCTGTTTTTATGGATAATTCTCTTGGTACTGAAGTTGAAGCAATGACATTTTTGCAAAATGGATATGTAGGTATTGGTACATCTAATCCACAAAATAATTTACATATTCAAAAATCTAGTGGAAGTGATACTCCGGGCACAGGACATATAAAATTTTCAGTTGCAGATGATGGTGGCCCGGGTTGGATTTTTCGTGTTAGTGATACAGCTGATGACGGTGATTTTCATATAGATCGCCAGTTTAACGGAAGTTTTTATAGTTCTTTACGTATTGATAGGGAAACTGGGGTAATGTTTGGTTCTTTATATTGTAGTGAATACAGTGAGAATGAAGGAAGTGTAAGCATTGGTAGTTCTACTGTAAATACTATTTTTAATAACACCCCTCCTGCAGGAACCTATATTATAAATGCATACTTGAGATACAAAGGTACCGCACCAAGTGGCGACCCTGATCAATGTAGAATAAATGTTAGGAAAAATAGTACAAATCAAGCAAGTGCTGATATTTTAAGAAACGATAGCAATATATCAGGTGCTAGTGGTAGCAGTACAGGATTAGACGATTATGGCAATGTAGTTTGTGCAATTCATGTAAATGGTACAGACACAATTAATGTACAAACTTATACAACTGATCCCGGTGACCCAGGCGGTGCAGATTGTGATTGGGGAGTACAAGTGTATCGTATAGGCGGTTAATCGATAAATAAGTGTAATAACAACGGGATTATTACACATGAGCCGCAACCTTGAATTAGCACAACTTGCCAAAAGTTTAACTGTAGACGCAACAGGCACCATTACGGATTTAAATATTGATACCACTGCA